GATTCTCTTTCTGAGTGTCCAGAATAAACAGTTATAGACTTATCAAATTCAATTGAATCTACTTTTGCATTATATTTACCCGCAAACCAAGGGGACTTTTCAATTTTTGTTTTAAAACCTTTAAAAAAAACATTCTTTGCTTGTTGTGCGTTAATAGCAACATTAATTAAATCTATTGCATCTCCACTTGGTTTTCCGAAATATCTTGCAGGATCTTTAAGACATAATAACTTATAGACAATATAAGCACAAGCAACAGTAGAGGTGAAATCTTTACCAGAGCCTTTGCCGAGTTGTAAGATGATTTCGTTTTTCGTATATTTTTCATAGTATCTTGTTCCTTCTTGTTCTCCCATCAATCTTTGTAAATCTTCCTTTTTGTATACCTGACTCATAGCCTCAACAATGTCATATTGTATTTCTGATAGTTCAGGCTGTCCTAAATATTCTGGTGATTCAACAAATGTTTTTGTGTCTACTGGATTTTCTTGGAAAGGGTTATCTTGTAATACCTCAAGAAAATCATTGAACATCGTGGACAATTGTTACAACCTCATTCTCTTTGGCAATTTCAGACAATCTTCTCATAATTTTATCTCTTACTTCTGGATGTTCAGTAGCAATATCTCTTAATACTTCTACGAGGACTTCTTGTCTTTTTTCTATTTCAACCATCTCTTCTGCCAATTCTTTATTTTCAAGAAGCCCTGCTTTTTGTAACATTTCAATTCTAGCCTTTTCAATATCAACCACTAATTTAATTCCCTGTGTTTTTGCACCTAGATTATTATTAAGACTTGCCTCGTCAATAACCTCATAAGCCTTTGTAATTAATTTTCCATAATGTGCATCCATTGCTGCTAAAGCCTCTTTTGCTCTTGCACGAATAGCATCGTTAGCAGATGCCATAACTTTCCATTCATTAATTAATGCAACAACACGAGTTCTTGGCATATCTAGATCTTTTGATATTTTTGTAGGATCATTTCCTTTTAAATAATGTTCTACAACTTTATTAACTTGATCAAGATGCTCTATAATTTCATTTTCAGTTGACATTTTTTTCCTTTGCAACTTTTAATAGAACTAAATAGCCAATTAAATCATCAATATCATTATCTCCAACATAGTCCGTGCCTTTCATTAAACGACTTAACTTATCATCTATTCTTACGTGAAGTTGTTCTATTGGATTGGTTTTGCTAAAAATTCTTACTGGATCAAGTGCAGAGTCGCCATATGAAATATTTTTTTCAATTAACATCTGTGCAATTGCCATGCAATTCATTAATATTTCTTTACCTGAAGGCGCTGATAATGAATGCATATATAAATCATCATAAATAAAATGATCAATATCTTTATAAACTGATTTTGGCATCATCGTTTTGATTTCCTTAATCCAAATTTTGCAAGGTATACGTAAATAGTTTCAACACTAGTTCCACACTCCTTTGCAATATCTTGTGGAGACTTTTTATCCATTACGTATCGTTTACGGAGCCAAGCCTCGCTTGTATATAGTTTACCAGTCATAAGATTAATTGTCAACTCCAATAGCCTTATTCCAATTATTTACTGCCCAATGTCCAATTCCACATGCATCAGCCACATCATGGTCCTGTATAGACCTTTTATATTCAAATTCTACAAAATCTATAGTCCTTTGTTTTCTTAAATTTCGTTCAAAAGTTTTATACCAAGATAATGATTTGTCTGGATATCTTTTTATTATAGATTCTTTTTCTTCTTTTGATATTTTTTTATTTCCAATATAAGATTGCCAAGTAATTGGAGAAACCTTTCCAATAGTTTTAATTCCAGAAATATAGGCAGAGCCAAGAAGTGCTCCTTGAACAAGTGCTAAATCTGCAGCAGTCTTTGGACTATTCATAAAAACAGTATGCTCTATTACTATTGCATCCGCTGAAACTATATTAGTAAAATAAGATAAACTTTTTCTTGCAGCATCTCCAACTTTTTCATAAATATCTCTTCCTTCAAAATTAAACTTTCCAAATTCTTCTGGCTTTCCATCTATATATAAAGCATAAGCAATACTATTAGTGCTAGCATCAATAGCGCAAAGTCTTTTAGGGGCCTCTCCCTTTAATAGTTTGCCAATCATTTTGACATACCTTTTATTTTTTTTAATGCTTTATTTACATCTTTGGGATTAATTGAGCAATCATAACAAACCGATTCATCATTATAAACTGACAAAGTGGTTCCACATCCAGCAGCACATTTTCTATTTTTACTTTTTCTTTTTTTACGTTTAGCCATTTCATATCGCTGAGAAATTTTTTCTTTAGTTGCCTCAGATCTACAATGAGAACTACAATATATCTGATAAGATACATTGGGTTTAAACCTATTATCACACCAACTACATGGTTTCACTCAATTCCTCCAGCGCTGCAATTTTTATAATTCCATCTCCAGCATCATCACATGCTTTTTTAACTGGACAAGTTTTACAAATCTTTGCGTTAGATCTATAATTTTTAATAGGTAACTTTTTTTCTTTCCAAGCAATGTGAACATCATTCATCCATTGAAATGTATTGTCAATATATTTTCTGTAATTATCATTAACTTCAATTGGAAACAATAACAACTCATGATTATTTTTATTTTCATAAATGATAATACCTTTTGATCTGCCTAGTACTTTCATATATATTAATGTTTGTGCTACGTGATCTTTTTTAGGTTTTCCTGCTCTTTTCCTATATTCAAAAGCCTCATTGTTTTGAGTTTTAATTTCTCCAACAATCTCTTCGTCATTCCAAACCAACATACAATCTCCGTATCCAAAAATAGGAGGGTTAGAATTGATTACCTTAAATTCTGTACTATCTTCTAATTCTTTGGTTTTTATATTCTCTTTTTTATATACCCTTGCAATACCAGAATCAATTAAAGCCTTTTCAATTCTACTATGACCATACACCCCACTACTCATATTTGCAATATCATATGGTGTGCTATAACTTTCAAATATAGAACCTTCAAATGCAAGATACCAATATCTAGGGCATACGCCTGCGCCATCACTATAAGTTAAGGTAGATGGAGCAAACGTTTTTTTAGTCATAAACTTTGGATCTTGATTTGCCAAATATCCATTATTTATTTTTTCTGCAATGCCAGTAACGTCAAATGCTGGTTTTGGTAAAGTAGAGTTATCAGTTTCTTTTTTTATCATAATTGCTTTTAATAAATTACTTGTCATTATATTCCTTTGTTTATATAAGTATATCAGAGATTAACGTGTTATGTATTTCAATGCAGAGACTAAATTATTGACCGATTCTGCTGCAGTATAGTAAATATTTTTTTTTGCTCTATTTTCTTTATCAACATTAGCCATCCATGTTGCCTTTAGTGCTAGTTTTGCTGCGATGGCCTGAAGTCTAACTATCTCAACTGTTGCAATCGTAATAGGAATATCTGGTTTTATAATTAACTTAGCAATCATTTCTAATGATGTAGTTAACTCTTTATCATCCATATATTCAGCAATTTCTACAAGGCCATTGATGGACTCTAAAGTAGTTTTTTCTGGTTCCATTATTGTTCGCTTTCTAGTTTGTTTAATGCCTCAAAAAATTGTTTTCTATAGACTTGCATTCTTGGCAGACTATTGTGATATTCAATAATTTTTTGTCTTTCTTCTTGATCCATTTGTTTTTCTGCATATGGCTGATGTTCATCCTTATTAGAAAAATGAAATACGATTACTTCACATCTATCTTCTGGTTTTAATTTAATTGGATCCCTCCAATGGATTCTTTCTCCTGCTTCAAAAACTAAAACCTCTCCATCTTTTAAAATAAAACTTTGTCCTTCAACCACAACGGCCCAGTCAATGTTAGATTTCATTTGATAGTCAATACTAATTTTTGTATAATAGTTTTCAGTATCTAGATGTGGTGGCAACATAGGAGAGTTTCCATTTCCATATTGGCCATAGTAATCTAGATACTGGTAATGACTTAAAATTAAATCTGGATCATTATAATATTCTTTTGCAAGATTAGTTAGTTTTTCTTCTATATCTTTTGGTACAACAAATTCAATTTGCATACGAGACATTTTTTCAATAACCATAGGGGCAAATCTGCTTGAGTTTGGCTCTAATTGTCTATTTGTTTCTATAAGATCTCGTAAAGCCTGTTCTTCTTTTTGTGTAAAAAAGTTTGGCAATACTGCTGTTACTGTTTCCATATTTCTATTATACCCTACCAATCATCTCTTCAATAACGTTTAACTCTGTAATTGCTAAACGTATTTTTTTGGGACCATCCCCAAGAACAATTATTAATGCTGGGCTTTTATCTATACCAGCCTTAATTGCATCAGTTGTTATTTTAGCCCAAACTTTTTCATTAAGATTAAAAGATTTTTTAGCCTCTTTTATATCAACCACAAAAGATTCCCAAGTTGCATCGCCTTTAAGTATATTACGTCCAGAATTTTTATGAGCCTTTGCAGTTGTTAATCTTTTTATTTCAGATTTTTCACTCATTTTTTAATCTTTTCATTATATCTTGATAAAATTTATTAATCCAAAAAATAGCACTATTTTCAGTTTCCATTCTTTCCTGCAAACTTATTTTTAATGGACTATCAGAATCTTCTGAAAAATGACAAAATAACATATCAATAAAATCATCTTTATTAAATTTTCTATCTTCTCTCCAATGAATTTGATGAGTCCCAGAAAATGTTACTGCTTCATTATCATTTAAAGTAAATGGTTTGCCTTCTACAACAATTGGCCATTTAATATTAGATTTTAGTTGAACGTCAATGGTAAATCTTTCTTCTTCAAACGTATTATCAAAATGTGGACTAAGAATTGGGTCTTCCATTCCTTTTCTCATAGAATAATTCGCAAAACATATTTCTGTTAATTTTAATTTTTTATCAAATATTTCATTTGCTAAATTTGTTACACGATCTTTTATCGACTGTGGTAAATCAGTAAAATATGCCTTTTGTCTATATATTGGCAAAACTACAGTACTATCATTATGAGATTTTTCAATAGCATTATAAATGCTGTTAATTTCCTCTTGTGTAAAAATATTTTTATATATCTGATTTATTGTTGTTTTTGCCATACTTTAATTATACACCACCCTGATTTTTATTTTTTTTCTCATAATGTTTTTTATCTGGCACTAATCGTACCTTAGATATATGTTTTTTAGTACACATCCAAGTTACATCGGTAGTTTCTAACCAAACCCTTATAGTTCCAACTTCTTCTTTGCAAGTATGACAGGGGAACTTTCCAGGATAGACAGAAAACTTTTTATCCAAGTTCTTTTACCTTAGAAATAATATCTGTATATAGTTCTTTATCTTCTCTTACTTTATTAATAAATCCTTCTCTGCCCTGAATTTTATTGCCATCTGGCAGAATATACCAAGCACCAGTTCTTGAAACAATGCCCATTAATTCTGCTGTATCAACTAAATCAGCAATAGCATCAATACCAAGTGTGTCTCCTCTAAAATAAAAATCGTACTCTCCAGATTGGAATGCTGGAGATGTTTTAGAAAATTGTAACTCCCATCTTACTTTTCTTCCTACTTTTTCTTCAATGAGTTTATCACCAACAGTAATCTTGCCTTTGATTGCCTGATTGTCAGACTCAGATGAAAATAGTTTAATAACAGTTGAAGAATAAAATTTAGTAGCCTGACCACCAGAAGGTTGCTGACTAGTATACATAGCATTAATATTATTGCGAGATTGAGAAATAAGAATAAGCAAAGTTGGTTTAACTTTATTATTAGCATAATTAAGCATTTTCCAAGCATTGCTAAAGTCACGAGATTCTGCCCCAATTTGTTTTGTATTTTCTAATTGTTTAAGTTCATCTGTATCTTTTTCAAAATATATTGCTGGCAATAAAGATGTAATACTATCAACAACTATTAAGTCTACCCCTGCTTGCATTAAGTTGGTAGCAACATCCACCATATCATTAATTGTTCTAGCCTCAGAATAAATTAATTTTTCTGGATCTACTCCAAGTGTTCTGGCCCAATCTTCAGAGTAAGACATTTCTGCATCAATCCACGCACAAACCTTTCCTTCTTGTTGTGCTAATGCTATTGTTTGTAAACACAATGAAGATTTGGCACTTGATTTGCTTCCCCAAATTAATACCTGCCTACCGTATGGAAGTCCACCATTTAATGCTTTATTTAATCCATGGCTTGGTGTTGCTTGATACTCTACATTAATTCCAACTCCATTTGCTAACTTTTTACGAATTCTTGGGTCTAGTTGTGATAATACATCATCAATTGTTATTGTCATTTATTACGTCCTCCATTATTTTTGTTCCATCCTTTGTTTCTCCAAAAGTAAACTTGTAGTGATTTCCTTCTTTAATATGCATATACGCTTTTGCAAAAGCCGTTGGAAATACTGTAATTGGATGTAAATCTCTATTGCTATCTGCTAAAGTTAATAATGCCATTTTTTTACCAGCCTTTGTTGTCCTTGGTTTAAAAGAAATAACATAGTATTGTTCGTCGCTATATGGTAGCATTTTATAATTTAAAAATTTTACTAATGGATGAGAAGACTTTCTTAAGTCTTCTGCTGGTATTGCAGTTACAATTCTATTATCTGATGCTAAAATTAAATACGTTTTTCCACTTTCAATGGTTGTTTGCTCATCATCAAATATTCCAGTAGATCCAGTCTTATCTAATATTTCAACTCTAGACCAACCTTTCCCCCTTTTAATTGATTTGATCATGCCCATTAATATAAAAGACCCCTTTTCTTCAAAATCACAAACATCATTAATAAACGCATGATAATGATACGGAATAGTAATATTAAATTCTGGCAAATTTAAAAACTCATATAAATTATTTTTAATTTCTTCATCATTTCTTGGATTATCAGAAAATGTTGCAGCGCCAACAGATCTTAACGCATTTAATGCTCTACTATTGACTCCATTGCCTTTTGTAAAAGTAAACTCTTCTAATTCTTTATATGAATTGAATGGTCTTGCAGCAATATACCTATCTGCAATTGTATTAGAAATATATTTAATTGAAGACAATCCAAATCTTATGCCTTTGCCTTCTATTTTAAAGTCTTTATCTGAATCATTAATATGAGGAAGTTTAATAGGAATTTCCATTCTCTTTGCTTCAATTAAATATTCTGTTCTATTGTCTGGATCTTTTTCATTTTTTAATAAAGCAAACATAAACTCTAAAGGATAATAATATTTTAGCCACGCCGTCCAATACGAGAGAGTAGAGTAAGCAACTGCGTGGCTCTTGTTAAACGAGTAACCCGCATGCGCTTCGAAATCGTGCCATAGATCACGAGCAAGATTGGGACTAATATAAGTAGAAGCGCCATTGACAAATTTTTCTTTAAACGCACCAAATTCCCTCGCATTCTTTTTCTTACCAATAATTTTACGAACCTGATCTGCTTCAGACATTGTCATGCCACCTAATTCAACACAGGCTTGCATAACTTGTTCCTGATACAAAATACAGCCATAAGTATCATTGGTAATCTCTTTAATTTTATCATGTAAATATGTAACTTTTTGTTTTCCGTGTTTGCGTAAAATATAATCTTTGCCAATAGTATTCATGGCTCCAGGTCTAACTAGTGCATTTGACGCTGCCAATTCTGATAAGTTTTTTACTCCCATTTTTATTAATAAATTTGTATATGGGGTTGCTTCACATTGAAACACCCCTTTTGTATAACCAGAAGAGATCATTTCATAAACTTTTTCATCATCTAAATTAATATCAAGTAGATTAATTTTTTTAAATTGTCTTTTTTCAATTTCAGAAACAGTATCCTGAATAACGCTTAAAGTTTTTAATCCAAGTGCATCTATTTTAATAAGGCCGATCTTTTCAGCCTCTTCCATGTCCACAGCAACGACTGGAATCCTATCATCGCTACCAGGAGAAGAACGTGTCTCCAGCGGTGCATACCTAAAAATAGGATTTTTACTAGTGACAACCCCAGCAGCATGTATGCCAGTACCTCTAATACGACCACGTAATTGTTCTCCTAACTTTTCAATTTCTGGATATTTTTCTCTAAACCATTCAGTTGTTTTACTAGAACAATACTCATCCCAAGTATCAACTAATTTTAACACTTTATTTACATCTGTTAATGGAACATTTAATGCCCTAGCAACATCTCTAACAACGCCTTTATCTTTAAACTCTAAAAATGTTGCAATAGAAGCAACATG